CTTCAAATACCTTTGATTGCCAGGATCTAGTCCAGGATTATTAAAAGGTCCTATCTTATGGGAAGGAATACCAACAGATGCTACAATAGCGTGAGTATCCGACTTATAAGTGTTCTGAACGTCTGTAGTAAAGTCTTTGATGACTGTATTGATTGATGCATAGTCACTTCTACCAAATGCAAACTCTCTAGCAATGAAAAACTCTTTTTCAGCTTGACCTGGTGCAGGAATACCAAATTTAGGAGAACTACTAAACTTAAACTGGAATTGGAAGTTATCTACGATACCTATGACATCATGTTCGTTATTGTAGATGTCCTCATCCGCATTTAGAATTCTTATTCTGTCATTACGATTTAATCTATGTTGTTCTTTAGTAGTAACTGTACAAACAACACTACCATCAGATTCAACGCTTGATAACACCGCTTTGCTACCTCTGAGTGCCTTTCTGACGTTGTATATGAAACTATCCCATATTGGGTCGATACTATCGAAACCAGGTGCACTAGGGGTGCTTACCTTGCTATCAGGAGTGTAATACTTACCACCATCTCTCAATATGATGCCTTTAGTTCCACCATACACTTTTAACTGTATTTCAGAACCATCTACGTTGCTTTGACCAAAAATTTTGAATGCAGCAAAGACTTCTTGACCTGCATCATGTGCTAGGACGGAAGTATTCTCTCTACCACGAGTACAACCTAAAAATTGGTTAACAGTCTTGTTAGCATAGGTTATAATTTCATCTTCTATTCTAAATCTTCCATTTTCTTCAGGCCAACCCAAAGTAGAGTCAACAGTTACAATATTATCAGTAATAAGATTTCCAATATCTGAAGAAAGAACAGTTTTGTATGGAGTAACAAAAGATCCTAGTGCATTATTTGTATCTACGTCAATTTCGTAAATTATAGTGTTGTCCGTAAAGACTTCTACAACACCTTTGACGTATATACGTGCAGCATCAACATTTGGGTCATTTGGATCTGCTTCTTGATACAATACTTGCCCAACTAGCTCAGAAGGGTTACCAGAAACTGCTACAGCACGAATTACCTCTCTAGAGGTGTAATATGCATCGGATGGTTTGAATATTCTGTCTCTTGGATAGCTAATTTCCGATTCTACGCCAAAAAGTGTCCTTAATACAAATTGGAATGACCTAGTAGACCCCTTTGAAGCATAAAAGTCCTTAATTCTCTTAATTACAGTAGATTCAGTAACTCCAGTTGCAAAATTCTTCGGATAAGTCGATAAAAACTGTTCTTTGAACTTCCCAAGTACATAAAGTGGGAAAATGTTGTTCAAATTGACAACTTTGTCGCCAATTTCATGACTTGCAGCTACAGTTTCCTCAAAATTGTACTTTCCGACCTCTCCAATGGTCTTTACAGCGTTAAATCCTCTTGTGCAGTTCTCAAATAGAGTAGATTTCTTACTTTGGTAATAAATTATCTCATTTCCAATGCAAATTATACCTTCATTAGGAAAATCACGTGTACTTGCTACAGAAACTGATGTAGTTGTTGCATCAATAGCACCAATTAGATTAGTTTCCTCTACAAGGCCACCATAATTATCAATATTATAATAATCTCCCCAGTTTTGAATAATATCAAAACAATATCCCTTTAATTCTTGTGACTTATAATACTCTTTTACAAAATCTATAAACGTTGGAAAGTTCTCTTGGATAAAACTTGCAAACTGCCCAGAAACATTGGTCGAAATTTTCGACCTAGATTCAGGACTAACCTCAGACGGTACTGGAGGTACAGTAACCGTTGTGGTGGGGGTAGTCCACGAGCTAACCTTCCATGAAGAATTTGTCATCTGTTATTTACTTATAACTGGACTCTGGTACAACTCCTGTACCAGATAAGTTTGAACCACTACTGATAGTGTCTTCTAATACACTAATCACCGTATTATCTATACCTATTGTCAAATAGGTTTCTCGTAAAGAAATCAAATCGTTTGATTCTGGAGTTGCAGAGATCTGTAACTGATTATTTGCAATAGAAGTTGATTGAATAGTTAAATCATTCACTACAATTTCACCCATTGTGTAATCTACAGTTCCCCATAGACCATCTATGTACTCAAAACTTCCATCACCCTTCACATAATACTTTCTCAACAGTCCATTACCATCATCATTGAGATAATAAGTGTTAAAATCATCTCCAACAATCTTAAATCCGCTTGTATAAACACAAGAGCTTGTGGCCGTTCCTTGCTTTATGCGGTTACCATAGCATATCTTATAGTTCACACGTGCACCAAGTGACACGGTAACGTTCTTTCTCATCTTGAGACGAGTGATATTTGAAGTAATTGAGTTCTCTGAACCATCAATTATACTCTGAAGCTTTGAAAATTTGAACTTTCCTCCAAATTTATTGAATTCTGAGCTAGCATTTAACGCTGTTAGTGCTGCAAGAACTGCATTTTTAACTTCAGGTGGTTGATTACGAGTAACATTAGGGTTAAAATACACAAAACTTGTCAAATCTATGTAAAGAATTGACGGATCAATGATAGAAGGTTGAACTGCAGCTACAGAATACTCTCTAAGTTTCTTCAAAATCACATTTTTTTCAGAAAGAGATAATTTATCCGCATTTTTTGGTTTGATTGCTAAGAAAACTTTGCCATATTCGGGTGGATCCGCTTCTTCTCCACCGTAACATGCAATAGATGCGACGTTTGGGTAGATTTGGGGTACGATTGCTTCGTAATCCCGTGTAGAAACTGCTCTTCCGAACGCAGAATAGAATTTTGGAGCTCCAAATTTGATAGATTCCGTAGTTTCTGCGGCTGCACCTCCATCTGGGAACGATGTTATGGTAACTGTAATACCAGAAGTGATAGAATTACCTGCATTGTCTCTAAAATTACCAATATTTTCAAAAACTTTTAGGCCATTTGCTCCAATTCCAGAAGAAGTTGTATATTGAACTGAAACAACGTCTCCATTTGCCAAATCTTTACCTACAATTCCATCTCCAAATAGAATTTCTGGAATTTCATACTCAGATTCTTCTAGGAAAAATACTTTTGATGTAGAATCTATCTTTGTAATATCTGTTGCTTGTAGATAACGTTCTGTGACAGTTCCAGAAGTGACCTCAACACGCATTGAAGAAGTATCTGCATTATTGTTTGTTAATATAAAACGCTGTCTTTGGTTAACATCTCTTACAAAAGTATCTGTCATGTAGAGACCTTCAAACAAAGTCAATCCAGTAAATGTTGCAATACCACTTGTACTATCTACAGATACAGTAGTATCAATAGGAAGTGAGAATACAAAGTTGTTATTATCTAATCCTGTGAAGTTTAATACTAGCCCTCTTGCTAAAGTAACAGTTGTAGGGTATGGAAATTGAGTTTGAACTGAAATATTTACTACAGTTTGTGCAGAACGAGCTGATTTTGGTGTGTAACCAATCATTCTTGCAAGTTTTACTACGTTTTCTCGTAAAACTGCCGTCTCTAGGAACCCTTCATTGACTGTTAGGTTAGCATTTACTGCAGAATAGTATGTATTGTAAGCTAAAACGTCCAAAAGTACCGTCAAAGACGATCCTTCAAAGTCATAATCCGTAAATTGGGACTGAGATCTTAAATAATCCTTTATTTGTGCCTTGATTTCGTTAAATTCAAGTGCATTTACCTGATTAAAAGCCATTATGGTTTAAATGCTATGTCGATATTATCAAATTTAGGAGGTATACCTAATATCACGTATGCTATACTCACGTCTAATTGATTTCTATCTTCAGTAAATTTAGTTTTTACTTCGTATACACCTACTCTAGGCTCATAAACATCAATTACATCCTTCACTCTACTTTTGAGTTCTGTTGCTAATTCGGGAATATAGTTCTCGAATAACATTCCAATAATATTTCCACCGAATGCTGGATCAAAAGGTTTCTCGTAGAAGTTATACAATATAATATTTTTAACTGAAGCTTTTATGGCTGCTTCATTCTGCAGTGTCAAAATGTCATTTGTCACTGCGTTCTTTTCAAATGTCAATGAGAAGTCACGAAACGACTTCGAGACAATAGCCATTAGCTAAAAATATAACCTAGATTATATTTATACTTCTTTTTGTGACTTTTTTCTACGAGACGCATCACAGCGTGGATCTGTAATAAGATATCTACAATATTCATTGCCATGGTCGTAGAAATGATCACTCATATCTACGGGTATATTAGCATTTCTTTTGCCATCTACAATTCTATTTGCCTTGGCCACGATACCTCTTCTTTGCTTTGTTACGAGAAGTAGCACTGTACTTAGTATGTTGCCCTCTACCTTGTCTTGTTTTCTTTGGGGTTGCTTCGATTGTTGGAAGACCCATTGCAAATCTAGTTGCCATAATAATTAACCTGCGAATACGTTTGATGAACCAGCTGCTACTGATGTGCAGCCACCAAGTCCATCTCCTACTCTACCACAACCTTTGCCATTTACAAAGACCGTAGAACTACCACTTGATATGGAAGCAGAGTGTGGTGGACATGGATTACCTGGTTTTAAGTGGACGGTGTTCTTGTCTCCTTGTCGGGAGATAGGTATACCGTTAGCGAAGACGTTACCACTACCCTGTGCTCTGGACATTCCAGAACAATGGGCAACGTCTGCGTCTCCTACTCTTGTAACTGCTGGCATTTTAAGTATAGTAATTTGAAACGAAGGCACGTATACCTTCCCACTCATTATATATCTTCAATTCGAGTACGAAGGTTGCAGGTGTCTGTGCTACTAGGTTACCTGTAGTACCACTCTCCCACTGTACAGTAATATCAAAGAACCTACTTACGTATACATTATTGTCCTGATCCAGATTGAAGAAGATCTTATCAGATGGCATATTAATTATTCTCTCGACTGTTGTAGGGGTTTGATTCAAATCTGATCGCCCCTCATCTACATATGTGAACCTATCAATAAAAGGATCCTGTATAGATCCCCCTATATTGACTGATGTAGTGCCAGGTGTAATTACTAGGTCAGGTTCGTTGGCAGGTGCCTGTAATGCTGCAGTAACATTGGTTACATTACAATCACCTGATGCAACTGTACATGTCGCACTCACCGTTTCATTCATTGTAAAATTAGGTCTGATTATATCAGTTAGACCCGTTACTTCATCAGGTGT